TTAAATTAGTTAAAATGCAAAAGTCCCACAAATCCACTGCTTCTCACTTCAGTTTCATTGTAGGACAATGTATAATATTAGCGTTGGTATATTGTGAGAAGCCAACTATAAAGCAAATATATAATTTTATTCAATACCCCAATTAAAATAATCGATTTTTTTCTTTATTTCTTTAGCTTTTATTTTGTCGATTTGCAATAATATACGGTATTCTTTTTCGAGTTCTTTAATGTCAAAAGGTTTTTGTTTTGGTTGTTTAGACATTGTTATTTATTAAAATATAGTTAATTTAATAGCTTCAGAAAAATAATCAATGTTAATTAATAACTCTTTTAAAATAGTATTTTTAACTATTTCTGTATTATAACTTTTCAATTTCTTGTTTTACTTCTCGCCAATAATCTAACGCACTACCTACTTCTGATATAAAATGAACTTTTGATAAAACGACTACAACTTCATCAGCCACAACCATTGCGCATTTTATGGCTACATCGCTATCTTCTTTTTCCCATCCACCCGTAATCGGTAAATATTTCCAAAATAGTTCTTCTGCTTTTTTTTCTGGTGTCATTTTATTGTTTTTTTAATTTATAATAAAGTTCGGTTAGCAACCATAACATTAGAAACATAAATGCACTACCTGTCCAAAAATAAACCCATATTTCCATTTCTGTTAAATTTTCCATTTTTTTATTTATTTAGTTAATATTTTTTAATTTATTTGGTTCTGAATTAATAGCTAATCCAAATATTTTAGGAGCAAATTTACCTAATGGTATTTTTGTTTTTTCGCTTAAATTCCATATTTTGCAAGCTAAATATTGTTTTATTTTCATAATTTTTTATTTTTTAATTCTTCCCATTCTAAAACTTTCAACAAAACATCAAGTCCATTCCATTTATAGATTTCTCTATAACTATGATAATAGCGATTAAATTTTATAATTTCTTCTTTGGTAAGTTCCGGCAAATCCCTTTCAATAGTTTCTTTAAAAAACTTATATCTGTTTTTAAAATTTCCATAACTGTTTTCATCACTTCCTATTTCAGCAAAAACTCTTTTTGTTCCCGTTGCTTTTTCGGTAGTCATATCGTCTAATAATTCCTCAATAGAATTATGTTTTAATAAATATTCTTGTTGTATTGTCATAATTTATAGTGTTTTAATTTTTATCAAATATAATCATAATTATATTATGTGTTACGTTTAATATGTTAAAGTTTTGTTAAATAAAAAAAACCACGCTACTATTATTCGCGTGGTTACTTTCTCGGATTGTGTATGATTTTAAAGTAAAAAAGATTAATTAGTTTAAATTCTCCGAATGGTTAGGTTGTTTGTTTATTTCATTTTTTCATTTATTATTTTCCTATATACTTTATTTGCAAATTCAGAATTACACCCTCTTTTACGGTAAAATTCTAAGACTCTTTTTATTCGTGTTAAGTTACTTTGTTTTGGTTTTGTTAATTTTTTTCCATTAAAAGTATCAGATGCTATATTATTTTCCATTATAACCACTTTTCGAGATTCACACCCCATTTTATGAACTCCGTTAAGTTGTCCGCATTGTTTACATTTTGTCATATTGTTTTATATTTTTAGACAATTTTGTAACATATCTGTCTAAAATTAGTTACATTTTATCATATTAAAATAAGTGTGTAATTCTTAAAATCTGTCCGTTTTCTTTTGAATGTAAAAAACCCTCAACTGCTTTTTTTGCGTGTTGATAACCATTCCTGTGATGCCAGCTATCAGTTCCACTTGGACTTCTTAAACTTTCAATTGTGATTCCTGCATAATCTTTACTTATCTTATGATGTACGTGATGCGTATACACGTATCTATGTTTGGTTTCTGCCCATTCTTTACTAAATTCAACCGCCATTAATAAAGGTAAATCCATTTGTTTAGCTCCATCTCCATGAGTTGTACCGATTAAATTATCATGATATTTAAATCCTTTTCGGTGTGCTATCGAACAATCAAAAGTAATATTTTTACAGTTTTTAAAATATGTTTCGATAACATTTGCTAAAAAGAAACCGTTTGTATAATCGTGATTTGAAGGATTGAATGTGAAATGTACGTCAGCAACCGTTAATAAAATTTCCAAAACATCAACATATAATTGTTTTGCGATTAGAAAATTAGTATGCCACATTCCATCTGTATCCTGTGGAGTTCCTGATGTAGTCAGTCTTCTTGGACTGTCTATGTGCAAAATATCATTCCCACCGATAAATAAAATCTTATCAATATTAAACGATGAAACTTTACTTAAAATACCTCTAACTCCTTGTAAAACCCTTTGAACTGCAACTTGGTTGTTATATGTTTCTCCACTTTCAAATGCACTACATAATTTCCCTATATGTATATCCGCAGGGTCTAAGACTAATAAATAGGAATCACTATCTTCAATTCGTTCCAATTTTGGGAACTTAGGATAATAATTTTTCAAGTCATTTATTAAAGTTTCGCTTAAATCTTTAAACAGTTTTTCTTCTGGTTTTATAAATAAAGGATTTGTAACTCTTATACTTTCGTTCTTTGATTTTAGCCATAACATCGGAGTTGTCGAAGGGTCAACACTTAAATTATCACAAGCGTTTAAAACACCTTGATTTGATTTTATAAAAGAAACGTGTTTCCGTAGATAGTCTAATTCTTGAAAACTTGCATCTGGCAATAGTTCGTTTGCAATTTGAGTATTGTTTTTATTTTCCTTAATTTTTTCTATAATTTCTGTATTTAGATAATCGTATTTTTTCATAATTATAAGTTTTTTTCTTTTAAATATTTAATTTCTCTTTGAATAAAATCTAAAGCTTTTTCTAAGTCTTTTATTTCATCATCTTTTTTACCAGCTCTTGCAACGTATTTTATTACATTACCACGATTAAAATTTAAATTATACATTTTACAAAAATCTATAATATCGATGTTGTTTTCTGTTTGGTAATGGGTTGGTTTTCCTGATTTAACAACTTCATCACAATCAATTCCGCAAGCGTTTAAGAATATGTTTGCATCGAATTTTGTATAAACTTCCCTACCTAAACCTGAAAAAGAATGCATCGTAGCTATGGTATTTTCTTTTTCGCACCAATTATTTACTAAATAAGTAGTCCTGTCAGGAATAACAGATTTAATATAATTTTTTGGTATTCTATCCCTAATCGATTCCCAATCTTCTTGAGCGCATTTCATTGAAATAGGTGTAAACTTTTTCATAATTTCTATTTGTTTGATTCAACAATAATATATTTTGTTCTCGGACTTCTTACAAAGTCATTTATTAATTCGATTTGATAATCATCATAAAACCTCTTGTTAGTCGGTTCTATACCTAATTCTTTTATTCTGTATGTTATAGTGTCTCTATTTAGATTTAGCATTTCTGCAATCTCTACTACTCGTTTATGTCCCTCCATTAATAGCGAAATAAGTTTCTTTGATTTCCGCACAAGTAAAATGAAATTCTATCATATAATCTTTCTAATTTTTTCATAGTCCTAATTGTTTAATTGCTGTTTGTGTTAATTGTAAATCTTGATTGTAGTTTAGCAGGCTTTCTATTGTTTTTAAATTATTCCAACTAAGCCAAGTGATGTTTTTATTGTTTATTATGTAATAATTATCATACGTAGTTTTAATATGCTTATATTCAAACCCATCAAACAAACATCTTTCTTTTGCTTGTTGGTATTCCTTTTTTGATTCTAAATAAACATCATAAAACGGATTTCCTTTAGCGCACATTCCTAACGAGCAAGGTTCCGCATCCAAAACAACCCAAACACCGTCAACTAATTTACAAGGAACAAACATCCATAATTCTAAAGGTTGTTTTAGGAAGTGAGCGTAGTTAAATATTTTTACTAACGCTTCTCTATTGTCGTATTCGAAATAATTTCTAAGTTCCAATTCTTGCTCTAAAACAAAATCTGTCATTGATATTAATTTTTTCATTTCAATAAATATTTAATTGGTTTAACATCTACGTGATTTTTTGCAATTTCCTTAGCTTCTTTTTTTAGCCTATATTCCATTTCAAAAATTGTTTCATGCTTCTTTTTCATTATATTATTTTTTTATTAAGTAATTTTTCAGCTTCTTCTTTTGTGATTGTTTCAGTTATCTCGTCTACAATTTGCCAAATACCATTTTTAAAAATAGTAGCTCCTTGCAATGTTAGGCTATTATATTTGAAATTATAATAAAAAGAATATCCAGTAAAAGCAGTGAAAACACTACTATTCCAAGTACACCCTATAGCAAACCCTCTTTTCTTAGCCTCGTTAATTAAAGCCGTTTCAACTTCTTTTTCTGTCGCTATTCTATTACTTTCGCATTCGTTATAATTAGCATTACTTTTTGATTTAAACCAATCGCCATTTGCATTTATTCCGTATTTCAGAATATCATTTTCATAATAAGCAATCCAATCCTCATTCATTTCGTGAATATCTTTTGCCCATCCTGTAAACTTGGTTTTAAAAGCATTAGGAAACCATTGTTTAATTAATTCCTTATCTTTTGAATTTCCCCACTCAGCAACTTTTAATACTTGCTCTTTTGTAATCTCAAACTTTTCCATAACTTTATTTTTTAAATTGTTGTAAATAATTATACACTAACCGTCTTATCTCGATTCTTTTACTTGAAGGAACTCTAATACTCCCTAATTGCACCGTTGGCTCTGTATATTTAAACGGTGCGCCTTTTTTTTGTGTTTGTTTCATTGTTTTTTAAAATTTAATTGAGCTTATTTTTATTAAGTTTAAATAAAGTAAAAATAGCCGTCTTTCCAGCTTGTCAACCCTGTACAAATACTGTGGGATTTTTAAGTTTAGAAACTACTCGAATAACCAAGTAGTTTCTGTTACATATTCTGTTTCTTGATATTTGCATCCTGAAATTGGATTAACTTCTCCAACTCTTTTAGCATCAAATCTTGGATTTTTTACATCTTGTATTTTTAATCCTAATACTTTTGAAAATCCTAATTTAGCTACTACTGTTTTTTCAATCATATTTTTTGATTCAAATGATAATTGCATACTTTTAAAATTAGCAGTTACAAATCTTTTAGCTAATTCTTTTACTGGTAAAATTTCGTTTCTTAAAGTCATCATAATTTCTATTTGTTTTATTTTGTTATACAAATATACATCATTTATACATTATGTAACACATTATAAATGTTAAAGTTTTGTTAAATAAAAAACCCACTGTTTAGAGTGGGTTAATAAGTGGGTGAATTAATTAGAAGGGTAAATCGCTTGGTTCTTCTTTTAGTTCTGGCTCATTTGCTATTGCTAATACTGGAGCCACTTGTTCTGCTTTAAATACTTTCCAAGCTTGTAGCGATGTGAAATATCTTTCTTTCCATTCGTTAGTCGATATGTTAAAGTCAACTTTTACAACATCACCTACTTTATTGTATTTATTAAAGTTGGTTACTTTTTCTTCTCCAAATATATCGAAGCAAAATATTTGTTTTTTGTTATCGTAACCCTCGTTATTTGCAACGATAAAGCTTTGTTTTTGCCATTCTTTGCCGTCTTTTGTCGTTCCTGATCCTAAAGTTAAAATCTTTTCAATTGCGCCTGTAATTTCCATGTTTTAATTATTTATTTGTTAATTTTTCGTCTTTCTTCTCTTAATTGATATTCTCTTTCCGCTAATTGCTTTTTACCAATTTTAACAGCTCCGTAAAATATAGAGTATTGTTCGTCTTTCATATTTTCTGACCAATCGCTTTTTTCTTCATCGACTCTTTTTGATGACAAATAAGAGCTTCTTACATCTTCAGGAATTGACATATAATGTTCTTCTGACATTCTTAAGAATACTTCTCTATTGCTTTGCATAATCTTTAATTTTAGTTTCTATTTCTAATATTTGAACTTGTGTAGCTAATATTTTACCGTCTGTAATAGCTTTTAAAGTAGCATTTAAACCTTTTAAATCTGATTGTAAGGCTTTATTAAACTGTTCTGTTGTTAGTGTCGGAATTTCTTTTTTAGGTTCAAACTCTTTTTTCATTTCTTCTACATAACGCACATCATCAAATTTACCCATAAATATATCGGCATTAAAGCCAAGCTTGGATATCGCTTTTGTTAGCGCATCGGTTTCTATTTTTTTTGCAAAGTTATCATCTACCATTGTTAAATTTCTATCCATATATAATTTGCATGAATTTATAATTTCAAACTCACCGTTAGGGAAAAAGAAAGTTCCTTTAAATACGACTAAATTACATTTTTCTACAAGGTCATAACTTAATACTATATTTTTAAAACCCCATTTCTCACCATATACGCCAAATTGCTCTGTAACTTGCATTATTTGATATTGGGGCGATATAGCGGTAATATCTCTACCGCTTAACTTTGCATTCTTTGTGTATTTTGGATTGGTCTTTTCTACCCTATTCCACAATTCTAAATTTTCTTTCATAATCTAATTTTTTTTAGGTTAATTTTTAATAATTCATTCGTTCCTAATTCAGCTAAATCAATACAATAAGCTAATTGTTTCTTTGCTATTTTTATCTTTACCAAAAGTTCCTGATTCCATTCTTGTTGTTCTTCTAATTCTGTTAACGTTGGTAAATCTTCCATTTCGTCTAACGGGTTATATTCTGGATATTCTGTCATAATTAATGTTTTTAAATTTCAACAAATATAATACTTTTTTTTAAATAAAATGTAGTTTAGTGTTTTTATTTTATGATATTCTTTACAAATTTAATTATCGACTTTATAGGTTGTACAATCCAAAATAAACTGTAAATTATCCAATCCCAAAAATCATCAATACCTTTAATACTACTTTCTGCCAACCATAAAGCAGATGCAAACAAACTTATTCCTACTATTGAGAAATAAATTATTAAATATGTTTCTATCATAATCTTAACTATTTTTTCTATAAATATCCTCAAACGTCAATCCTGTTTCTTCAAAAAATCGTGTCAATTCAACTAATACTTTAGGTCTTTTTTTATCCCAAAATGAAGCATTAATAGAGTGCATATTAAGTTCGTAAACCAATTGTCTGTTTGGCATTTTCATTAACTGATTAAATGTACATTCTAATCGATTACATACTTCATTAATCCTATCCAATAACTCAGGACTTTTATTTTTCCAAACTGATATATTGGCTATCTCGTAACCTAACATTATAGATAATTGCGTATCTGTTACACGTGGATATCCTTTATACTCAAGCATTAGTTTAATTCTGTTAGGGCAAAAATTTGATTTGTTTTTCATGTTATAATTGTTTTTGTTTTTTATATTGTTTCCATTTTTTATTTGCCATTTTCGTGGCATGTTCTAAATTATTAAAATATACAAATCCATATTCGATATGTTTTTTATCACTAAAATAACCATCTAAAAACGCTCCGATATATTTTTCCTTTTCTGTCATTATCCTTTTAAATTTAATATTAATACTGTAATTGTTAGAATCACACCCATATATAATAATGATGTGAAAATGTTTTTAAGGTTATTCATAATTTATCTTTTTAAATTTCAACAAATATATAAAGAAAATAATATAAAATATATTTTTTTATTAAAAAAGTTTGTTGTAGGTTTGTAAGGAATTTAAAAACAAAAATATTATGAAAGAACAAACAATGAGTTACGCAACTATAACCGTTGCTGAATACTGGACTCCAAGTATACGATTAAGATTTGTAAAAAGAAAAGAAGTAAATATTTTACAACAATTATTTACAAGTAATTTAGGAAATAAACAATGGGAAGACGTGCCTATTGAAACAGAAATTTAAAAACAAAAAATATTATGAAAGAACAAAACATTTACTTAATGCAACGTATAGAAGCATTAGAAAAAGAAAATTTAAGATTAAATAATGAATTAAAGAAAGTCAAAGAACTTGCTTTTAAAGTAAGATTAAGCGACCCTAATTTCGACAAGCCGTTAAAAGATATCGAAGTTAATTATGAATTATTAAAACCATGAAAAAAGAAAAAACAATATTCTTAATATTAGGCATAGTATCAATATCCTGCTTAATTTTAAGTATAATTTCGTTAATGATTTTAGAAATTAATCCTAACTATTTGAAAAATATATTACAATGAAAACAAGAATATTTACCCCGGACAAAGGATGGCATGATTTAAAAGTATATAGCTCGGAGGAGGTTATAGAGCTTTTAGAAAAAGCTAAAGAAATAGGAATTGATGAGATAATTAAAACGGTTAAAATATAACGTTTTGCAACTACACGTCTGTTGCGTAAAAATACAAAACTATTTTTCAGTTTAACACGGATATGAAAGGTACAAAACAATCACTAAATTAATCACAAATATAGCAATAGTGTGTAATTGCTGTTATAACTCGTTTTTCTTATGGAAGTTACAAGAAGAGTAAAACAAACTGGTGCTGATTTTATGAAAACACCAATAATTGATATTGCAGAATTAATAAAATTACACGATGACTTCGTTTTCAATAAATTCAAAGAAGAATTTGAAAAAATAGGAATTGAAATAAAAAGCATTGATTGTATTAAAGAATTTAAAGAAGATTTACTACAAGTTGATTTTGATGAAAGTATTAATGTTTTTTATAAAAAAGAACCTTTTTTAATTTATCCTTCTTTTAAGATGTGGTTGGGAAAATGAGTTATAACGCTTGTCGCTATAATTTCGGCATGGCTTAGAACTGTAAATTTTCTGCCGAAAACAAATTATTATTAACCACCGATAATTCCACTAAATAAAACGCTGAAATATAGCGACTGTTATGCGTTCGGCTTTTTAAAACTAAATATTAATCAAAAAACAATAAAATGAATACGGAAAAACAAAAAGAATTTTTAGAGTTAAAAACTAAACTACTAAATGAAATTGAATATAGAGAAGGAGTTGTAAGACAATTAACTTTTGATTCAAGTAGAGAAAAAGGATTTGTTTCTACTTTTTTAAAAGGATTTTTAAAACATAAAAAACAAGCTCCTAATTTATTTTGGAAAGACGGTGAAACTTATGGTAGATATTTAATTGATGTTGATAAAGAATTACATAAAGATATTGCATTAGCGTTTGAAAAATCAATTGAAAAACTAAAACGTGATTATAACGATTCGGTTCTGGAAGCTGACGCATAACTATTCGCTAACGCCTATAAATGTATTACAATTATGCAATTATATACAAAAGTTAAAGTAATTAGAATTTCCGATTCGCAACACAAAACGCTTCAAAAAATGAAATCGTACAATGTTGATGTAGGTAAGTTCATACGTGATGCAATAGCTGAAAAGATAAATAAAGAGTATGAAAGTTTAAAGCCTAAAGTTAAAAATCAATGTCCTTTTTAAAATAAAATATATGAAAAAAGTAATTAACACGCTCGAAAAGAGTATCGAACTCGCAAAAGAATTAAATGTCAATAGTTATACTATTGTGAAAGATGGATTTGTAATAAATGTAAAAATAAAGTAGAAATTATAATTAAAATAGAAACGCGTTATTATGGAATCGGATTTTTTTTACTAATTATTAATCAATAAAAACAAAATATAAAATGGGAATAGCTATAATAATATGCTGTATAATAGTACCTTTCTTAGCTGAAATAATGACTTATTTTCTAAAAAAGTAAATATGAAAAAGTTAATAAAAATACTTCTATTATATTGTTTTGAGTGTGAAATAGAAACTGAAACAAAAGAAAATAAAAACGGACAATTGTATTGTTCGCAATGCGGACTAAAACATTAAATTATAACAGAAAAAAAATTATGAAAACAGTAATTCAAGAATTAATAGATGATTTAATAAAAGGAAATGTAAAGCCTGACGGGTATTATATTGAAAAAGAAAAGCAACAAATTTTAAATTCTCATTATGATGCCGCAATACAAATCATAAAAATAAAATTTACTGATAAAGTAGAACTATGCATCGATGATTTCGAGGATGCAGAACAATACTACAACGAAACATTTAATTAATAAAAAATATAAAATCTAAACCCTAACCTTCGGCAAATAAAACCATAAAAAAACAAATAAACATAATATAAAAAACAGGCTTGTATAGTCTGTTTTTTTTATTTCCTTAGTCTTTGTTATCTCAATTGTTTTAGTTATTGTTTGTCTATTGCAAATCGTTTTTGTGGCTACATTATGTTTAGTTTTATCTTTTGTAATCACAACATTTTTATATTCTTTACCGTTTAAAAACATTGATTTACTATTATCAAATGGTTTGATTGTGAATATATCGTTTAAGATAGTTTCTTGCTTTAAAATAACATCGTTGTTAGTCGTGATAGTTCCTGATTCAATCGTGCTTTTATTTAGCTTAACGTCACGTGTGGTTGAGCATGAAATGAATAATAGTATAATGGATAAGTATTTCATATTATTCTTTTATTTCAAAGTGCATCCAATCGTAATTCTTTTCACGCCCTAATGAAACAAAACCATGTTTGTAAAATATATCAATCATTGGTTTATATTCTGGTCGTGCGAAACGTGCTGTTTTTGATGTTTCTTTTAATAGATTCCTTTCTGGGTCTAAATCGATAGCTATCCCCCAGCCATGTCTTGAATAATCGTTACCGCCTCTCATTTTACGGAAATTATAACAACCTCCGTAAATATCAATACCTAACTCTTTTATTTTTTCAAGTCCGTAATAATGTAGTATTTCTTTAAATATCAATTCTAACTTATCAGAAACTAATTTATGACAAGTTATTTTATTTACAAAAACATTTTTATCCCATGCTAATTTCATAGGGTAAGGTAAATTTAGAACCGTTAAATAGTTTGGTTTTTCGGTAGGAAATCCGTATTTCTTAATTGCGTTTTGTGTTGTTATCATAATTCGTCTTTTGGTTGTAAAAATTCGTTATGCCATTTTTTATAAAAGTTAGCGTTTTTCTTTTCTAATAATTCCTGCTCTAATATTTCGCTTCTTGTCTTGCTGTCTCTTATATAAGTTCTTAGCTTATAATAAGCAAAAAATACCCCTATTAAGGTTAATAGGAACTGCACAAAGTTAGTAGCGTTTGATAAATAAAACTCCCCAAATGTAAGCTTTTTTACAACGTCAATTAATGTAAAAGAGTATAAGCAATAGAAACTATAATTTAGCGTGTTGTATAGCCATTTTATTATATGCATAATCAAAGATTTGGGAGGTAATAATTAACAAATATAAGAAAAAATAAAGTTGCTCGTTTAACAATTCGTAAACACTGTTTAGAAAAATAATAGCAATTATACATCTTATCAGATAAATGTTATCTCTTGTGGGTAAAAAGAAATAATGTAATAATGAAATTGCACATAAAAAAGTATCAATTAAATCAAATGTGAAAAAATTATCACTATAAAACCGACTATTTTTTAAGAACAAAAAACAAAAAACCCAATTACCCACTATAATAATAGGTAAGTAATTGAGTATTTTATCAATAGTTTTCATTATGTTTTCTTGGGTCTTGGAAGTCCTACGCTGTCTGCTTCAGCGAAAGCCTGCGGTGCGTTTGGTTTATTTTTATCTGACGCTAAATAACCAATCAATACTAATCCAATAGCTAAAAGTAATTGACTCCCTGATTTATCTGTAAAAGCTCCGTTATTATAAGCCTGAATTAATGCATCAATTAATAAAGGTAATCCCGTAATTAATCCCGCTAAAGTTGTTTTTAAGTTTTTCATTTGTTTTAAATTTGATTTATTGTAAATATTACATTGTTGCTGATGTTACTTTTTGCCAAGACGTCGTGTAAAAACAAAGAGTATCTAAGTCCGTATTGAATACAGTCAATCCCTTTACTGGCGACGATATAGCGTTTATTTGCGCGGTTGTCATTCTCGGCAATAAAACCCCTTGTGTAGTGCTGCTTATTGTTAATTTTGAACTTGAAATATCTGTTGTAGTGCCTATTAATACATTATTCGTAGTAGCGTTAATTGTGAATGCTTCTAACGATGAAACCTCGTTAAATATAGAATAATCGTTTCTACTTGACCTAACTCCTACGCTCCAATTATAAGTAGTTCCTGTTTTAAAGTAAAATCTCGCAGCATTAGTACTCGCATTCCTTGTCATTGCAAACCCAGTATTACCAGTAGTTCTAACCTCTAAATTTTCAGCAGGCGAAGTTGATGCGTTACCAATACCTACGTTAGTTCCGTTATCCGTAATCGTACTATTTGCAATTTGACCGTTTGTAGTTGCTTTTAAAACGAAATTAGAGGTTAAAGAACTTCCTTTTAAAGTAGTCGCTTTTAAACTTCCATTTATTTGCAAATCATCTGTTAAATTATCGATAGCATTATTTATTAAAACACGCCCCTCAACTGGAATTGTAATTCTCGGAGTTCCGTTTGGTGTTTTAAATTTTGTAGACCAATCTGAATTAAATTCTAACCTTTCTATTTTTGTTAATACTCCTAAATAGTCACCTTCTTGTATTAACGCCAATCTTGTAGGGGCAACTAATGGGTTGCTTGGATAATAAGGCATTGAAGCTGCTAAAAACATAGAGTTAGCAAAAGGAGTGCCAACAGCTCCATTTTGATAACCAATAGCCCCCATCTCTCCATCGGTATTTGATAGAAATCGTATAGCTGACGGTACTTGTGAAAGAACGCCTAAATAAGTACTTTTATTTTGAATTGCTAATACGTTCGCATCGTAAAAATGAGAACTCCCATCATATGCAGTTGTATTGACTATTAAGCTTTCTCCTGTTGTATTTTCAATTCTTACCGCACTTCCCTTAATGGATAAATCAGCGTTGAAACTATCGCTCGGATGCCCTATAACATCACTTGTCGGAGTGCCTACCGATATTTTGTTAAATGCTTTTTTATCTGATATTGTTTGGTCGCCTAACAATTTAACCACGCCAGCATTAACCGCATCAACAGTTGGATATTTAGTTCCTGTACCGTCAGTTGTTAAGTCGTTTTGTTTATTACTTTTCAACTCATACCCAGCATCCACAACCGAAAATGGCACTGGCAATAACGTTCTTACAGGCGAAGCACCTCCGAATTGAAATTGATATACTGGGTCAGAACCGCCTGCAATACGGTTAGCGTAACTTTTAATAACAATTCTATCTGTCGCAACAAAATCACCGTCATCCCATAATCCCGACGCTGTAAATTCTGAATACCCACCATCTACAACTGGCTCGCTTGTACTTGATGTACATATTAACGTTTCAACACCTGCTAAATCTCGGTGGTAAACTTCAAAGTAAAATGTAGCAGAACCCGAACCGCTTAAATGTCGTATATTTCCAAAAGTAGTGATATTAAAAACACCCGGTTGCCCTATTAAGACTCCTGCATCTGAAATTCTTCTTGATATTAATTGACCAACTCCCGTAATAGTTGGAGTAGAAACATCAACAGCCGTTGAATTATACCTAACATCGTGTATATCTTTAACCATTACAACATATCCACTTACGTCACTTGTTGTTGTAGTTGGGTATAGTGTCAGATTAGTCGGTAAATCTGAAATATTAAGCTTCAAGTCTAAAGCGTCGTGTGTTGCTTTTTCGTTAGGGTATAGAGTTGTTGAATATCCTGTTATATCTGATATTTTATTTGTAACATCTTCGGAATCGGCTACATTTGCTTTTAATGTTAAAGCTTCATAAACAGCATCTTCGCTTGGAGTAGTCGAAATAAAACCATCTCTTATAAATTGTGTAATCCCCGCCAACTCTACATTAATAGGAATTTCGACACCTATAAACCAATAAGAGCCATTACTTACTATTGCATTAAGTTCTTCAGTACATATAATAGTTGAGCCACCTACTACATTGTAATAAGTTCCTTTTCCAACCAAAATAAATTCTTGCTGTGTTGTAGTCGGTAGTGTTTGACCGTCAGTTACCGAAACAGCTCTAAAACCTACACCGTCAGTAGAGCCAATAAAAGCACTTATAAAAGTTGCTAAATCTTCGATAGTGCCTCGTTTCAATTCAGTACCTACTTCATGAGGCACGTTATCTGTTAAACTAAATGGCTCTGGCGACAGTTCGCCTACTCTAATTGTACTTACTGCGTTTGGGTCTATCATAATTTCATTATCATTAATGTTACTAAATAAGGCGATTGAACATCGAAGGAAATTGCACTTGTTGTAGCACTTGCTTTTTTAACCGATTCTAAAAACTCGCCACTTTCATTTTGCCCTGAAGATACTATTAATAGTCCTGCTGTGCCTCCGCCTGTATCTGCTCCTACTCCATAACCTGAAATTGGTATCGACAAAGAGCGTGCATTTGAGCCACCTGTAAAACCCACAAAACTATTAACCGTTCCGTATCCAATAGTCCCTCTGCCGTCTCTATTTTTCGTTCCGTTATTTCCGTTACAAATTGCAAATCCTTCGCATAAATTAATTCCTAATCCCGTTTCGTCAAAATTATCTGTTATATATTGGGTTGTTACATCCATTTCTATAACTTCATACTGTAATTTGCCAACCAAAGGACGTAATAAATCTAAAAGTTGTTGTACTGTACCGCTTTTCAAATCCGTTCCAACTTCATGCGGGATTAAATCGGTAAGCAAAAACGGTTCTGGTGCTAATTCCCCAACTCTTACCGTTGTTATTAAATCAGGATTTATCATATTTCTTTTGTTCTTAAAATTACATTCTCGTCTCCGTTGTTTATGATTACATCGGGATTTCCATTATTTAAAACTGTCGTTCCTAAACTTGCAGTCAAAGGTTTACCAAATCCAATAGCCGAACCGCTAAAAGATATTAATTCGCCAACCGTATTTGGGTCGGATAATGAATTAATATAGCATTTTCCATAATCAACAATTGGATAAATACTACCTTGAAATTTCCATCCTAACAATATCCTATCGCGCTTTAATTGTTTTAATCTGTCTAAACTTGCTACATTAAAATTTCCACCCGCTACCGTTGAATTTAACTGCAAGCCCGCAAATGATATGTTATAAGATTGTCCTATTGGTCTTGAAGTATTCCAACCCTCATTATCTCGTGTTGTAGTATCTAAAAACTCGCTTGTTTCTTCAAGTGAATTTTCAGTCAAACAACCAACCGGCAACCAGCTATTGTTTATCTTAAAGTATAAAATCCTATCTTCTCCGTTTATAAATTCCATATCACAAATATAATAAAATTATCCGACAATTGTAGGTTTAACTACCGTGCCATAATCGTAGGTAAATTTATATAAAATATCGGGTATTTCAGCAGAAAACAACTCTAATAATTTAAAGTCTGTTATGTTATTTTTCGTGTCGTATGAATACTCAATAGGAAAAAATCTACCTTCAATATTATTAATGTCTATATATGAAAAATAAGACATAAAACCAAATGCAGAACCTTTAAATACTTTTAATGGTTTTTGAGCTATTCTTAACTCTTCCTCTGCCGCTATTCTTAAAAGTGGATAGTTTTCAAAGCTTCCGCTTCTTGACCATGTTTGAGTCGGTGTTATTCCATCTTCTTTAAATATAGCCCCTAAATAAACAATTCCTGCATTGTCACCGTTAGCTACCGATTTATTTTCTTTTACAATTGAACTTACCTTTTTAGTTCGTGAAACTGTATGAAATTCACCTATCACGCTATCGCCTGCAAAAGTATTAATCAAATCCAAATTTGAAATTTCAGCCATTGTAGCATTTAATGGGTTTTGTAACAAAGTCCCTGATTTAGCTACATAAACTTCCACAAAAACGCTTCCATCATTAGGTAAAGGCAAAGAAGGAATGTCGTATGTTTTGGTAATTACTCCACCGCTCGCTTGTTCTGTTCCGAATATTTGAGGTTGTACATAAGCAAATGAAACGCTATCTAAAACCCAAACTCCGTTCACGTCCATAGAATACAAACCGTGTCTAATTCTAAAGAAAAAACGTGTGCTACCATTAGCTTTTACCGTTACTTTAAAATTAAAAGTGTCGTTTTTGTTTAATAAAATAGAATCAGATGTTGCTAATAATTTAATAGGACTTGATGGAGTTGTATCTGGAGTCATTTTAAAACCCGAATCGTCCAACGGGTCGTTAATTAAGTATGAAAAATTAGTTTCGTTAATATCCCAACCTGCATAATTTAAAGAATTATCATGAATTAATAAGCTATTAGGAAATAACCCACTAACAAATCCATATTTGTATCCTAATCTAAAAGCAGAAACGCCTCCTTTTATTTCAATTCTTTGATTTCCTGAGCAATGATGAGGGTAAAAGTTGTCAATTTGCGAACCTAAAACTTTGTTTAAATTAATGGTTTTATTGCCTAAATAAACATTATCAATATCATAGCGTCTAAATAATACATAAGGATTTTTATATATTTCGTTCGCCTTATAAATGTACCATTCCCCGTTTTCTTGTGTTATACAAGCGCAAAATATGTCTAAAACTGACTTTAAAACCTCCTCACAACTCATTAAAGTACCATCGCCTGTTGATTGACTATCATTTTTAAAGAAACGGTCGGCATTTAATTGTATTTTTGTTAAAATATCTAAATTATCGCTTGGAGTCAATCCATCGTAAAGTGTGTTAATTGATGTGTTTATGGGCAATAAAATACCAGTTCTTTTTAAGCAATAGTAAATGATATCGCTTGCTTTCATTTTTCCAACAAAACGCAAACCATTATCTTTTACAAATGACAAGTTAGATAAAGCACCTAATCCATCTACGCAATCTAAATTTAACACCCATGCATCACGCACAAATGATTGGTAAATACCATCAGGTTTTAGAAAACCTCTAAATATTATTTTGTTGTTTTTATAGAATTTAACCGTAAAATCTTGCTCATCTTGTGTATATAAATCTTCCAAAGTAATATTTAAATCAGCTTCTAATTCCAAAGACAAACCAGTTCCTCGAATACTATCTAAATGGTCAGAAACACTCCCTTTTTCAAGTATAGCTTTGCCTTGAATTTCTAATGAATCGCCTAAATAATACTTCTTAAATATTTGACATAAAAAAGTATCGTTAACGTTATTTGTGTACTGAAAATAGTATCTAAGATTTAGATTTTCGTTATCAGAAACAAGCTCGGCAATTACGCTTATATTAGCGTTTAATGCTCCGATTGATACGGTTATATCATCAGCTAAAATAAGCATCTCTATTGTATCATTTATACGTTTATAAGAGATAAAATCAGCAGTCCAATTAGCAATAAGAAAAGCCAATGTTTTGTTTATCGTATCGTTTAAGTTATCCTGTAATTGTATTTTATTAGGTATTGTGTCAGTAGTGTCGTAATCGATACTCATGTAAACCCCACCTGAATTATAAACAATAGCTAAATCATTTACTAAAATACCTAAATTTAAAGCAGTTCCCAAAATGGGATTGTCTGTAAACGATATGATTATTCTTTTTGCCATTTTACAAATATAATGATTTTTAACCTAAACTTATAGCGCCACCTAATCGTTTATTTTTATCTAAAGTATTAGAAAGTACGCCTATTAATGATTGACCGCTTATTTCAAATACAACTGTACCACCCGTAAATCCTGAACTTCCTGAACTTGAAGTTGATGATGTAGGACTCGAAACGCTTGCACCTGTTGAAACCGAACCAGAACTACTACCTCCTTTTGCTTTTGCTCCAATTGCTCCACCTATTGCTTTTAAAGCTATTCCTACCCCAATAGCAGCAATACCCGCAACAATAGCAGCAGGACCACCCGTAGCAATAGCTAAATCTAACTGACCCTTAACGACTGCTAAAGTCCCGTATTGAATAAGCATACCCCCCATGTCGGATAAAAACTTACCTAAACTTTGCAATAAAGTATTTCCTATTGCTCCAAGCACGTTACCACCAGTCGCTAATGCTTCGCCGATAGAAGTTCCTAATTGTCCGAACGTGTCTGCTAAACTTCCAGTTATTAAAGCGTTTAAATCTTCATTTAATTGCTTTAAGTTTTCCAACATATACAAACCGCTTGTGTCAAAATTGGTTCGTATATTACCCATCGATGTAGCAATAACACCCTCAGCGCCTTGAACGTTTTTAGCTATTTCTAAAACTTTGCCACTTGTTTCTACTAATCCAGCAGGTTCAATACTCGAAGTTAAACCACTAACCTGTGGAGTTGAGCCTATTGGTTTGGCTTTTGGTGTTTTTGGAGTCGTTAAGGGTTCGGCTATTACTCCACTGGCTTTTTTAGAAGCCATGTTTATTATATTCTGTCCTCTTTCAACTTCTTTATTAAACTTTAAAACTTCTTCCCTTGCATTTTTAACTCTTTCGCTTGCTCTGTCTACCGCACTTGCGTAAAATTGAACCGATTGTGATTTGCTCGGGTCTTTTGCTACTAAATTAAAATCGGCTTCAGCTTTTGCGAGTTCTTCTTTTCCTTTTACTAATTTAGCGTTTGCTTGCCATAACTTTACAGTTGATTCGGCAGTAGTACCTGCAAACTTTTCGGCAATAGCCTTATTAACTAACGCTTGTGTAAGTTCATTAACAACTCCTGTTAAATTACCATACATTATTTTTTCAGTACTTAAATTACCGAAATAATTAGGGTATTGTTTTTGTATTTGGTCGATTATCTCTAATCTTCTTGTTTTAGATTGATTTTCGTCCTGCGCAATAGCAATCAATCCTTTTAAAGATGATATTTGTTCGGCAGCGGACTTCTTGGCTTCTTCTGTTACGGTTTTAAATGAATTTCCTAATGCATCAAAATCACCCGTTATTTTACCTACAACATCGCTAATTGATAAGCCACTTTGAGCAAACAAAGTAAATGCGGTAGTTACTAACGAAATACCTAATAAAATACCGCCTGAACCCATTAAAGAACTTGCCAATGCTTTTAATGCTCCACCTGTTGAACCTGTTTGATTTTTAAGATGTGTAAATGCTTCGGCAGTAGCAGTTAAGTTGTTTCCTATACCTATAATGCCATAAGGGGCATCTTGAGCAATACGAGAAAATTGCATTAAAGCATTCCCTCCGTTTGCTACTTTTGGAGTCATAGCAGAAAACGAACTACCAGTAGTTTTAACCGACTCTTTTAAATCGGTTAATTTATTTTTAGTTGAAGTAATTTGTTTATCTAAATCAGAAGTGTCTAACCCTAATTTAGTCTTTTTTACTTTTAAATCCCCTAACCTTTTTAATTTCGCTTCGGCTGCTGCTAATTCTGAATTTAATTCTGAACTATCCGCCCCAATCTGTACTTCTAATGCCATTTTGTTTGATTTAGGTATTTTTGATACTCCTCTATAAATCTTTGTTTTTGTTCTTCACTAACCCCTTTATTAGCAATTTTACCACCTGATAAATCCATAAATTTATCCATTGTTTTTGGCAATTTCTTATAATCCTGATAAGGCGCAATTAATGCATTATAAGCAACTAACCTGTATTTTTTCCAATCTTCTAACTGCATACGTTTATAAGCAAAAAGGCGAATTTGGAATTCCGCAAAGGTCATGTCATAAACATCACTCAATCGCATAATTCCAAGTTCGCCACAAGCAAAGGAAATGACATCTTTTTTAAAGTCTATTTCGACACTGCTTTCACTTTTTTTTTATCTTCAACTGGTACATCTTTAAACATTGATTCATTAAAAGCTATTTTAAAATCAAACCAAAATTTACCCCCAATACCTCCGTTTTCATCGATTAAATCGTTAATATCGTACATTGTGAAGTCAATCTCTTTATCTTCTCTTTTGTAAGCGTATAAACGAGAATAATACATGATTTTAGGCATTAAAACCTCATCTGTTTGCGCTCCTAATTCTTCAAGTTTTAAACCTGTTCCGTTTAGCAACTCGTTTAAAAAACCTATTCCAAAATGGAAATCAATTCCAAGTAAATTCCTTTTATTCATAATTATTTTTTAGATTAATTCTGCTTTCCAATAGCCCTCTGTTTCAAATCCTACATAAATAAATCTATACATTTGATTTGTGGTTAAAACTACGTTTTGCGTGAACGTTCCAAAGGTTGTAAACATTTTATTTGTATTAGCTACATTAGCTCTAATTACTATATTATTAGCAACTGCAATAGCGTATATTTCACGACCTATAACATCGGTAGCAGGTAAATAAGCAATGCCGCCAGCAAAACTACACGAGTTCATGTCGTATGGCAATACTTGTGGCGTTAGACTTAAATCAATACTACCGGCTGTTTTAATAGGTGATTGCTGGTCTATATAATCAACAACCGCTTTTAAATTACCTCCCACATCAGCAGGCGAAATACTATTAGGTAAAGTTTCGTTTGTGACTTGGCTATCTATTTGAGCCTTTAATGCTGTATTAGTCATCTTTATTATTTATTAAAGTCCGAATTGATTAGTAAATTGTTCTGTAAAAACTGAACTTCACGCTTCAGGGTCAATTGTTACAACAGCCCCACTGCCTTGAATAGATAATGAAAAAGTACTTAGTTCATCCCCAGCTCCTTGGTCTAATGGCAAATCTACAATTATACCAGTTCCGTAATAAACCGCTCCTGTTACGCCTGTATCTAATTTCCATGTTATTGGTAATTTAGCTACCATTTTAGTAAATAAATAATCATGTGATGCTTTTGTAGTTTCACCGCCTATTGAAGTTGTATCGATATACTCACCTTCAGCATCTAAAGTATATGTAAAAGTTCCAGCCTGCGTAATAGTTACACCTGGATTACACTTTGTGTTAGACTCAATAACCGAAACGCTCGGACTGAAACTTGTTGATGTTGCACATGAAACTGGTCTATAAATAGTTCCATCATGTACATAAAGAATTCCTAATTCTCCCTTAATTGGTAATGCCATAGTATTTTATATTAATGTTAAATTTAATCTCAAAAATGAACGGAATATATTTTCCGTATCTGTTACTGTTTCTAATTGTTGCTCAAATGTTATGTTTTGAGTCAAATTTGTAAATCCTGAAATTGTTAATTTAGGACTTAATAATGTGTAAATAGCTTGTTCAATATCGTTTAATAACACCCTACTGCCACTATTTCCTGCACTTGATGTTTTAGTATATATTTCAATTAATAACGAAGTAGTCCACCTATAATCACATTTTGTGCTCTTTTCAATCTCTTTTGTTTGCACTGTAAATAATACATACTCCTTTAAATCCGCATTTCCACTTACTCTACTATCAAAACAATTTATGATTTTGCTACTAACAACAATGTTATTAATTTGGTCGTAAACCGCTTTTCTAATGAATTTATCAGGATTAATATTTACCATATGTCAAAAATACTAAATTTTTTTATTAAATTGCTTAACTAATTTTGATAAATTGTTTAAATATTCTCTTTTGCCTTTAATATAAGCAGGATATAAAAAAGGTTGTGGATTAATACCAGCTCCTAATATCTTTGCAAATATTGGATAAGCTGCTTTTTCATCAATTCCTTTTGCTCTACACCATATTTTTATAGCTTCCAATCCATCTTTAAAAGAACCGCTTTTTTGATTCTTAAATGAATTTGCCATGTCTTTAAATTCAGCTGGTATATTTACTTTTTTACCAGTTCCGAACTCCATATAAGCACCGTATTTTTCATTCACGGTTACTTTGTAATTTGACATTTTAACTTTTGAATTTGAAATACTTTGCGCTAATTTACCAAAGTTTTTAGGCGCTAAATTCTTTGCATCATTTTCAATTTGAAATGCAATAGCTTCAGTTTCTGCATCAATTAAAAACTCAGCATCTTTGCCAAATTTACGCAATTCTTTTATCGTTTCATTTATTCCTTTAACCAGTGCCATTAGCCGTGATATTTACAAATCTGAATAACTCATCATCGTATCTAATGTCATTAACTACATACTTAGAACCTTTATAAATAATACTTAGATTGTCAATATCAGGTATTAATACCGAATTTGCTCTTATCTTAAATGAATAATTGTTTTTAATATCGGATTTACCAATAGAATTGTCTTTAAAAGAACTATTTTGCTTTACTTCAGCCCAATACGAACCGATTAGAACGTCGGTTACGGTATTACCCCCGTATTCATCGGAAACGTTAGTAGTTTTGTAAATAGCTATCTTTCGAGTGTATTGTCTTGAAATCATTATAAAAATCTTCTATAAATGTCTACTGCTTCTTTTACTGATTCTGGTATTAATGTGCTGTTTACTTGTTTTTCAGATTCATAATAAAATACTTTAATCATTTGTAAAGCACTTTGTATTAACTCATCAGGTACGTCACCGATTGCATAACCAACATTTAACGTAACCGTTTTGTCGTTTGGAAATACTGCAAAAGTAGAGTAATAAACAACAAAAGGCTCTGATGGTAGTGTTATAGAGTTAATCGGATAATCATATACTTTAACTTGACAAGTTCCGTTATAAACTACTTCACGTTCAAACATTATGTGATTAGTTCTTTTTTCTATATAGCGTAAAGACGCATTTATCATCGAAGTTATTTCGTTATCATCATCGGTTAAATCCAAATCAATACGTAAATAATTCTTTGCACGTTCTAATGTTATTACGTCTAAATAACTCATTATTTCTTAACTTCTTTTTTAATTTCCTTAACGTATATATCCATCGCCTTAGCGTCTAAATCTGACAATTCAATAGTGTCATCAATATAGTAGTTTTTTTGCTCTGACAACTTGAAAAAAGGCTTAACAACTTTATATTTTTTCATTTCTAAAATGTTTTATTTACAAATATAATAAAAAACCCTTTACAATTAAGCAAAGGGTTTTAAAACTAACTAAAATATTTAAACTTAAGCGATTGCCGTAAAGTCTCCATAGATTAACGCTGCAGGCTGTTCAACTGCCAAACCTACTTGAGCCTCGATACGTGCTGTAATGTTGTTAGTTACAAAGTTTGTACCTTCGGTTTCTGAAAACTCCAAAGAAAGGCCTTCGGTTACAATTTTGTTAACTCTTGACCAATCACCAACATAGTATTTGTTAGCAGCCAACCAATTCGCTTTAAAGATTGGGATTCCGTTGATGCGCAATTGACCACTCTCAAGAGTTACAATTCCCGGCAAACCATATCCTGCTCCTGTTGATTTTTCCGTTTTCAAGATATCCCAATAATCAGCAGGTCTTACAACGATTCCATTAACTGGGTAGTTTGCTCCTTCTTGTGTTGCAATTTCATTCAACAACATTTCAATTTTGTTTTTACCCGTAATGATTTGAGCTGAAGCCGTAGCTGCACCTGCTAAAACAGTATTAAAAATTGAGTTCTCAGCGATTGCGTAATCTCTACGTAAAGCGTTAGGAATGAATGAAGTTAAGAAAGGCAAGTTGTTTGCCATTTTTTTACTATAACGAGTAAAACCAGCAATAAAGTTAGTAGCTAAATCTACCATTGTGAAATCGTAATCTCTTTGAGATTTAGAACTTCCTTCAGTTTGAGCAGCAATCGAACCTTCACCTGCTCCCTCACGTGGGTAAGTATAAGTTCCGCCTGAAATATTAACAGAACCTACCAAATCAGAAACGTTAACCATTTGTCCCGGAATCATAACAACGTTTAAGTTGTAATCTCTCGGGGCGTCACCTGTTAAGTTTGCTAATGTCATGTTTCCAACCGTTTTTACTTGCAAAGCATTTCCTTTTCTTACTTCAGAAATTCCTTTAAAGTTTTCAGTAATAGATTTTACTAACAAATCTTCATTTTTCACTTCGATTGCATTTGCTTTAAATTTAACATCTAATTTGTCAGCGTGTGCCTGAATAGCTGTTAAATCTGCTTTTAATGCCAATACATCGGCATCTTTTTCAGCTTTCATTTTTGTTTCTAAGGCTTCAATAAGTCCTTTTACTTCGATTGTTTGCTCGGTTGCTTTTGTTTCAACTTGTGCTTTGATGCCTTCTAAGGCGTTTTTAATTTCTAATGCTTCCATTTTTGTTTTTGTGTTTAAAGTTTGAATGATTTTAACGATTCTAATATAAGCGGCTGTTCATTCAAAGTGTCAGTTTCTGACGGCTCATTTGATAGTGCTTTTAATAATGTTTCAATTTGTCTTAATCTATTGTCAGAATAGTCCAAATTATATGATTTTTCTATTAATTCTAAAATGCCATACGTAGATTTTATTGCTTTTATTCCTTGCACAGTAGATAATTCATTTGCCCCCCATGAGGACAAAAACGAATATTCCATTAACTTATATTCGTTAATTATGCTTTTGTTCTTTTGGTCACGTTGCATTACTCTATAACCTATACTTAATTCTGCATTTAAGTTGTTTTCATGCATTAATTTCACGTCAGTAAACATATCCTTACCTAATGGTTTGTTCATGTTAAATTGAGTCGTTGTAAGCAACCCGTAAGTGTCTTTAGTGTCAATAGTCAAAGGAACACCAATCATCATGGTTGGGTTATGGTCTTTTAACACTCGAATACGTTTAAAGTTCTCATTTACCGTCTTTTCAAACGACCCAAACGCAGAAATATCCCCGTCGGAGTCTTTGAAATTATATGCATTAGCATAAGCAGTGATAACCCCTTTTTGTTCGTCTAATTCTTTTAAATCGTACGATAACTGTTTAAATTCCATATTATGCCTTATTTTTTAATATTAACATTCCGTTAGCATCACGCTTTGGAATAAACCCTATTGTACACCTGCAATTAATAACCTCGTTAGGTGGTGCTTTTGTATCGCCTGGATAATCTAATTTCGCACCACTTGCCATTATAAATGGTTCATCTAATTCTACTATTTGCCCATTCTCTATGAAATGGTCTAAACGTGTTCTATCGTCTTGTGCGCTTATCCACTTCTTAGTCATTACTAAGTTGCTTTGTCTTGCTGTCTCAATAGCGGCCAAACCGCTTGCACTCGTTGTTTCTGTTCTTGCTATTCTTAAGGCTTGCCATTTATAAAATGTACCTGATTTTTTGGCTATGTTATAAATCGCATTCTGTATTTCAATTACCGTTGCATTCTCTTTTAAAGATTCTTTTATAGCTAAAATCAATGATTCAATTAACGTATTTCTAACAGAAACAATCTTTACACCTCCCTCATTAGACAAAAATAACAAAATTTGTTCTAATAATACATCATTGAATAAAATATTTGCTTTTTGGACTTTTTCTAACTCTTTGTTGATTCTATTTCCGTAATTCAATCCGATAGTTGAATATATCTCGATAAACATTTTCTTAATTTGTTCATCTGTTATATTTGCGTTAATTAAATACTCGTACGTATTTAAACTTGCATTATTTATCGGAATACCTTGTAATATAGCCTTAACGTTTTTTTGAACAATCCTATACGCTTTTCGTTCGTATAGCGATTGAAGTTTAAGCCACTCCATTATAGACTATTTGCATTATCAATTACGCCTGCGCTAACATCGTCAATCCTTTGCACATTTGTCGGCATCCATACAATATCCATTCCGTCATCGTCTTTTGTTTCGTATTTGAACACAATTCTTTTTTCGTTAGGTGTTAACGGTATTAAATTTAATGCTTCAGCTTGCATTTTCATGTCTGTTTGCATTTCTGGCAATTCTGTTACATCCCATTCAATTACTGCATTTTCATAACCTTTAAAGCGTGGAATAAAATCCTTATTTAATGCATTTTGTAGTAGTACTAAATCAGGTTGAATATCGTCTGTAATAAGCTGTTTTCTCGCTTCTTTTGTATCTGTAGAGCCTAAACTTGCTTTACCGTCACTATTAAGCAATTCGTCAGGAAAATTTAATACATTACATATTGTTTTTCTGTCCCAATTTAAGAAGTCAAAAGGCTTTAATTCGTCAGTTGTTAATGATATTCTTTGAAATCCAACCTCACCACTTGCTCCTGCTATTTTGCCTAAACGTTCGGGGCTTTTGTCCATTTCTTGCAAACGTTCTTTCATTGATTGCGCTTGCTCTGTAGTCCAAGGTGTTCCCTTGCCATAAACAAAACCAAACGCACCGCTTGATTGTAACATCTTAATATTATTATCAATAGCACTATTTTGGCTATTAATATTTCTTAATGCAGAACGCAAAGGACTCATTCCGTAAAGGTGTGAACCCTGCATGTCGAAGTTAGGATTGGAATACTTAATATGAATCACGTCTTTTTCATCAAAATCAACATATTTATTTCCTTCTATTAAAACATAATGGTCAATAGGGCTTTCAACTGTCAACATTGAAGCGTCTTTCTTTAATACTATCTCAATTAAATGTGCTGGCAATACGTAAACTTGAATAGGTATTCCAGCATTAATTCCATCCTCAGGACTCATAAGATAAATATAACAGTTCCCTGTTATCTTCATGTATGTTTTATATAATCCGAATATATCCGCCCAAGTTTGAGTTGGATTAGGTTGTTCTAATGGGAAGTTCGTTTCTTCCTCAGAATAAGCCTTATTTTGAAGTTTTATCTTTTGGATAAATTGCGATAAATTTAAATTTCCTTTCGTTGCAAGTTCTAACTGATTAAGTTTTGAATATGATTTTTTATCTTCAATTTGTTTAATGTAATAAGGAACAGAAACCGTCTTAACCGTCTGTTTATTAATAATCGCATAAACATCAGGGTTAGTATTATACCCTTTTTCTAAGTATGTTTTATTGTTAGTATCGTAACTTGTATAGCCACCTCCTAATAATTGATAAAACGCTTTGTTAAAATCGTTATCTATATCTCGTATTCCTAAAAGTCTTTGAATAAAATTTGCCATATGCCAAAATTAATAAAAAATATGTTAAAAAAAGAAAAAATTACTATCTATTAAATTTCTCTCTATGCCGTAACAAGTTAAATCTATGTGCTCATCGTGTTTTCCGTTAGGAAATATAGCTATTTGATGCAAAAAAGCCTCATTCCAAGCTCCTTTAATTAATATAACCCTGCCGCCCTCTATAAAATGCGAACAAGCTCTCGCATTCTCTATTTTAGAACTGTTTACAAATGTAGTTTTAATTTCTGAAATATTAACGTTTGTTTGTTGTCTAATTATCTGTACAATAGACTTTCCACTTGCTTTTGGCTCAACTAATGACATCGACACTTTTACACCGCTTGTATTTATATGATTAGGAATGAATTTTATCATTTCTGGCATTTCTAAATACTTATCAATACTCGATAATATCACATAGTCGTTATTCCATTTAGCGCCTATTTGAAAACCTGACGGGTCATTCTTTGTGTCTTTCGTATAAGCCCCATCTATAAATAATTCCCATTTTAAAGTTTCTAAAGGAACTTCGCTTTTATCTACTATTTTAAACCAATCTTTGCGCCATTCTCCGCCCTCAGCTGGCGATGGTATTTGCATATACTGACCAGCAAAATTATATCTATTAGCTTGTCTAATTTGCTCTAATTCGTTAAAATCATGTTTTTCAACCCATAAGGGATTGTTATTTTCATCTAATGCGGGTAAGCATAAATGTTCCCATTTTTCACCAGAACCTCCGTTTAAAAGAAAACCGCTTAAATCTTCCTCATGTAATCTTTGCATAATTACAATTATAGGCGTTTCTCGGTCATTTACACGACTTCTAATTGTTGAGTTATATCTTTCATTAACTGCGTTCCTTTTAGCGTCTGAATTTGCGTCATCTGGTTTTAATGGGTCGTCAATAATAATAGCCCCGCTAAAAATTTTACTTTCAGCAACTCCTGCACCAAAACCAGTAATAGCACCACCCGAAGCGGTAGCGTAAACCCCTCCTCCATCTTCGTTAAACCATTTTTTTTTACCTTGAGCGTCTTTTTTTAATTTCATGCCCCATAATGACTGGAAGCATTCGCTTTCAATATACTCCTTTGTTTGCGAACTATTATCTAATGCTAAATCATCCGAGTAAGACAAGTGAATAAATTTTGATGCTGAATTTTTAGCTAATGCCCAACTAATAAAACATTTAACCGCCAATTCAGTTTTTCCGTAACGTGGAGGAATGTTTATAATCCCTCTTTTTATTTCACCGTTAAAAACCTTTGTTAAAAATTCAGCTATTAAAACGAAATGAGGCGCAACTATAAAATTGCGCCTATGATTTTCTTTGTAAATATAACGTGTGAAAAATAATAAATCATTCTCACATTTTACTTTAATGACTTTTTGTTCGTTAGTAAGATGATTCAAGGTTTTTATTTATTTTCTTAATTTCTTCGTCGTCTAAGTCTTTTACATCAACGTTTAAATTTGTCTGCTCTACTATCTGTTTAGGCATCCCGTAACGGTATTGTAGCCATGTTTTAATAGCGTTTACATCACTATCCAAAACCTTTGCGTATAGCATTTTCCAGACAGTATCTGGAATAGCAATAGCGTCCATAGTTTCAATAAGCTTTATTTCGTCAATCTTTGGTTTTCTTCCTGCGTTCTTATTTCCCCCGTTGTTTTTTCTTCCATCCATAATCAAATAAAATCATTAATGATTAATACAAATATAATAAAAAACCCCTTAAAAAAGCACTAACCAAACTTTAAAAGGGGTAAAAATTATTAATTATGAAGTTCAAATTTAATTAATTATAATTTAAGAAACAAATTTATATCAATAAACTTTAAACTTTATATACTCATCTCCTTTTTTAACAATAGCCTTAAAAACATGCAACTCGTATATAAACCTGTCATCAACCCCGTATTTTTTTACCAAACAATCTATAAAAGATTTACAGCAATTATCTATGTCGGAAGCTTTAGAACTAAAGCCAAATTCAATCGCTAACTTAATATTTTCTTTATCTGGTATTTCTAAATTTAAAGGCAATAATAACAAGCAATTCTTTATAAATACATCATACTTAATAGTTCGTATTTTTCTCCCTCTAAAAGCTTCGTTTACGCTTAATGGTTTAATTTTTACAATATGGTTCATACTACATCGTGTTCTAAATTACATTTACCACAAATGAACCAAACTTTCTTTGTTTCTAAATCTTTTATTGAATAACCTTCTTCAATATTTTTTGTACTTTTACACCAATCGCATTTTTTAGTTTTAGGTGTTTTGTTTTCTTTTCTTTCTTGATTATCAATCCAACTTTCTGCCATAATTTTTATTTTTATAATTAATAAATATCTTCAATTAAATAAGGTAAACTATCTTTATTCACATCAAAATTAAAACTATCAAACGAAACTCCCCTACTATAAGGATTTGAAACATTAATTGTTTTATCATCATTTACTTCCAGCTCGATTACGCTTTCAGCTTTCTTTAAAACATAAGTTCCCAAATGCCCTAAAGGCTTTCCTGTTGTTCCTGACTTATGAATTACAGTTGTAATGTGTATATTATAATCATAAGTCCAACGCATAAGATAATCGCTTGCTTCTTTACTCATTACAATATCATTCGTATTTTCAACTAAATCTGCAATCCCATCGATTGAAACTAATTTTACAGGTGTTTTATAAAGCGTTGCTTGATTTTTAAGGCAGTAATCAATAAGTTTAAGCCTTTGAGGCGATGTTAAATGTCTTGTAATGTAACATTTATAATCATCGTAGTTATCCCCAACTATCTCTATAACTCTCCTAAATGCTCTTTGCGCATAATATGCGCTCATTTCCGTATCGAAATCTAAAATAGTATATTCTTTATCTCTGTGAGATTTTATGTTTCCAAATAGTAAGTTAGATTTACCACCAATATAGCAAGCTAAGAAAGCGGACTTTAAGAAAGACTTTTTAGCCTTAGATACTGCAATTACTGCACTAAACTCACCCGCTGTCATTATAGGCGTTGGGTAAAATTTATTCTTATATTCATGCTCCCCTATTGATAATAAAATCTCTGGTTGCAAAATCTCTTGCGATAAATCAACATAGCAATTAGGCTCTAATGATTCTATTTTTACTTCGCAATCTTCAATGTTTACATTTTCTAACTCATCAAAATTTAAGCTCATGATTGTAAATTTTTTAATGCTTTCTGATAAGCGTTACTTGCCTCTAATTCAATTTTAAAACTTCCTAAATAAACATTTTTTTTATTTATAACTATGCTCGCTCTCCATCTTTTATCTCTTGTGTGCCAATAAACACCAGTATATTTAGAAGTTGATTTTAAATGTTTCCTGTTTGAATTTTCTCTTGGGGTTACAAGTTCTAAATTATCAACATTATTATTTTTCTTATTAAAGTCTTTATGATTAATTACTATTTTAAGTCCGCATGGCTCATGATTTAAAAATGCCATAGCTACTAATTGATGAACTTTAAATGTTTTTAATTTTCCTTTAACAGACAATACAATAGACAAATATCCGTTATGATGCAATGAAGGCGAGAGTATTTTTTCCTTATTATTTTTAAGACTCATAACGTTTCCAAAATTACTTACCTTATAATCTTCAAAATTATTTATTATTCTATATTCTTCCATAATTATATATAATTTTCGGTTTCTTTTAATAAATCATTTGCGGTATTGTAAAACGATTTTTCTATACTTTCAAACGAATACTGCTTTTTTATCGTTTCAATCATTTCAATTTGATTGCTTTTTAAAATAGTTTCATTATTATTTTCTCCATGATTTAAATGATTCAAATCTAAACCTAACGACAAAAGATAATTTTGTATTGTATTGCTATTTAAATTCGTCTTTAATATTTCTAAATGATAATTTAAAGGTTCTTTTAATATTCCATTTGTTTGACTGATTGCAGTCTTAATATCGCTACAATCATGTAAATTTTGGTTTATAACGTAGCAAAGTAGCTTAGCAAACAATAGATTATCTACAACATACGATTTTTGCGTATAATTAAGCTCGTCATTCAATTGTTTTAACGCTTCTATATCTTGATTAAAGATTTGGCTTTTTAATCGTTTAAACGTGTTAAAAATGCGTTTTACTGAATTATCACTTTTCCAACTCATATTAAACTTTTTTTAGTTTTACTTTTTTGATATTCTCTAATCCAGAAACAAACCTCTTGTGTAGATAATTTAAATGTCCTACCGTATTTTCCTAAAGAACCACTTCGCAAAGCTAAAGTAATATCTTCATTTGAAACTCTCGGAAATTCACTTAAAACATCGCTAACTAATTTATCTAAATTAAATGGCGGTGTATTTGTTCGTTCAAACGCAATCGCTAAGCTATTTTTTAAATTAAATTCTCGGGTTGCTATTTCTGATTTCTGTTGTAAGGTTGTTAAGTTCTTCATTTGTTTGCGGCTTATTATTAATAATTGAATCTTCCCAGCATTTACCGTTTAACCATGTTAAGGGATTTTTTCGGTATTGTATTTCGGGTGTTGAATTTACATAGTCTTTTACAACTTCTAAAATCTTATCAATATCCTTTTTTGGTAGTTTAAAGAATTTATCTCTGCATTTTTTAGAATCATTCTTTTTATTATAAATATTCCAAAAAGTTAAAAAGTCATTTTCAAGCGATAGCGAAATAATATTTATCTTATCTTCTTTTATCTTATCTTCTCTTATGGCATCGTTTTCGCATTGCGAAATTAACGCGGTCGCTTTGCGCTCGCTTTCATCCCTTTGTTTACGCCTCTTTTCCCAACCCTCTTTTGCGTTTTTACTGTTTTGTTTGCTTACGTCTTCAAACTCATTAAGTTGTTCTGATAAGAATTTAATAAAAATATTTGCATCAATTACCTCAATAATTTTTTCTTCGCAAAGCGGATTTAATGCGGTCGCATTGCCAGCGCATAACTTTTGTATAGCTAATTTATAAGGCACATCGCCAAGTCTTGACCAATACATACTGCATAAATCAATAAACAATCCTTTATCTTCACGTGATAACATTTGTATATTTCCGTTTTCCCATTGGTTAGGCTCAAATTTAAAATATGGTAATTCCTTAGCCATTGCAAACCTCCTCTTTTAAGCGTAATAAGTTGTATTTTTCAATAGCTAAATCTAAATCCTTATAAGTCCATGCCCAAAGCCCAAAAGAGGCTGTTTTTGGATAACTAATGCATTCAAATTGTTTATTCTCTTTATGTTTAAAAACTTCATAATGTTGGCATCCGTCACAATCGACTTTATAAATATATGCATTATTACTTTTTTTTATTTGGGTAAAGATAAACCCTTTAACTTCTCCTCTTCCTGTAAATTCTGTTTGTAATTCTTTCATGTTATTATTATTAAATTAGTTAAAATGCAAAAGTCCCACAAATCCACTGCTTCTCACTTCAGTTTCATTGTAGGACAATGTATAATATTAGCGTTGGTATATTGTGAGAAGCCAACTATAAAGCAAATATATAATTTTATTCAATACCCCAATTAAAATAATCGATTTTTTTCTTTATTTCTTTAGCTTTTATTTTATCGATTTGTAATAATATACGGTATTCTTTTTCGAGTTCTTTAATATCGAAAGGTTTTTGTTTTGGTTGTTTAGACATTTAAAGTGTGTTTTTAGACATTTTTTAGACATTTAAAACAAATATACAAAAAAACCACGCTACTATTATTCACGTGGTTACTTTCTCGGATTGTGTATGATTTTAAAGCAAAAAAGATTAATTAGTTTAAATTCTCCGAATGGTTAGGTTATTGATTTATTTCATTTGTTAGAATAATTTTTGTTGTGCTATGTGGTTATTAATACGCTCCATTGCTTTATCGAAATACTCTTTATCTAATTCACATGCTGTAAGGTCAAATCCGTAATCGTGACAGGCTATTGCTATACTTCCTGAGCCTAAATGAGTGTCGAGTATTTTATCGCCTTCTTTTGCGTAGTTTTCTAATTGCCACTTATACAAGTTGTAAGGCTTTTCAGTTGGGTGTATTCTGTCTTGTGGCATTTGTTTACGAAATCCATTCCATGTAAACTTGTATCTTCTTACTGCAGTCTTAAAACTGCACCAAGCCAATTCACCATCAGCAAAATCGCCATATCCATCTTTATCCCAAAATAACCAACAACTTGAATTTTTGTTGATACTTTCAATAAAATGATTTGCGCCCCAAATAATCTGATTTTTACTAACTCTAAAAAGTTCGTCAAAATATTCCTTACTAGGAGTTGAATCGTCCCAATCTTTTGCGGTGTATTTTAATTGACTTTTACCTCTTGAATGTATTTTTTTTGAACCCTCTCCAATCCCATATGGTGGGTCGACAATAGCCAAATCGAAATAGTTATCAGGATAACGTGCCATTAACAACATATTATCTTCGTTTGTAATTGTTAAGCTCATAATTTTTTACTATTTATTATTTTCCTATAAACTTTATTTGCAAATTCAGAGTTACACCCTCTTTTACGGTAAAATTCTAAGACTCTTTTTATTCGTGTTAAGTTACTTTGTTTTGGTTTTGTTATTTTTTTTCCGTTAAAATAATTAGATACTATATTATTTTCCATTACAACCACTTTTAGAGATTCACACCTCATTTTATGAACTCCATTTAGTTGTCCACATTGTTTACATTTTGTCATAATAATATATTATTAATATTAGGCAGTCCTTTTCCGTTATTTGTAATTATAGAAAATCCAGCATTTGAAGTATATCCTAAATCTTCGCTAAATCCGTTGCCTGTAAATAAGCTTCTCGCATTCATTCTAATATGGTCTACACTATCATCTTTAATGATATTGTGCTTACCCCTCATATTTACACTTAACTTTTGTATAATTGAATGCAAATGCCCCTCTAAAATTACATTGTAAATTCCTTTTTTACCAAAGTCCCAGCAAATATCTTTAGTTGCCTTTCTTGAAATTCCTTTATGCCCGTGAAGTAAAACATAATTTATTCCGTCAATTCGAATAGCGGCCCATTTAATCATTTCCCCGCCTCCCTCTTCGCCGCGTCCACGATCTTATCAACCAGGGGATTTGTCAGCTGCGGAATGTCCAACCAGGAATCAGCCGCTTCAGCCCTTCCCGATTTATAACTGAAGGCTTCCCAAAAGAGGTTGAAACTTTCGAGCCGCTTCCCCGACAACTTCCGTTTTCTCCTGGTGACAATAAAGCCGCCTTCGACTTCAGCTTCATCGCCAGATGAAGGAAGGGTTTTTAAAGGTTCTTCTTTTCTTTCCCTTTCCCTTCCTGTACTTCCGGCGTCATTAATACCGCTAGCCGTGTCTTTTATGTCGTTTTGCGGGGTTTCTTCCGCCGGAAACTCGAAAGGCGCCAGGTTGCAGGAAATAAAAACCGCGGACCTTGTCGGTAAAGTGTTAAGCCTTTTCCTGAAAGCGTCGACCACTCCGTCAACAAATTTCTGACACCAAATGACCTTGTGTGACCAGAGAGCTTTATCTATCTTCCCAAGGTCCGCGACCGTGT